CAGTTCGTACTGAACTACGTTGAAGGGCATTTTATGCCCCTTCCAGCAGACTCCAATTTGAGTGTAGAACAGTGGTTGGCAGACAACCAAAACTACCCTTTGTGGAGGAAGCAGGAAATGTTGTCAGCGTGGGAAAATTCTGGATGCGCGTGTTTGGAATCTGATTATTTAGTCAAGAACTTTTGTAAGGTTGAGACTTACACGAATAGATACAAGCATGCGCGAGGCATCAACTCCAGGAGTGACATCTTTAAATGTTACACTGGACCTTTCTTCAGTGCTATAGAGCGGGTTGTTTACAGCAACCCAGCGTTCATAAAGCACGTACCTGTTAGAAACCGTCCACAATACATCACCAACATTTTAGCGGGCCACCCGGGCCCGTATTATGAATCAGACTACAGCCAGTTTGAAAAACATTTTACTCCCGCAATTATGGAAAATATTGAATTTGTACTTTACGAACATATGCTCAAGAACTTTCCTGAAGTGTTTCGGGTGATTTCACAGGCGATGTCTGGAGTCAATCATTGCACTAACAAATTTTTCACAATTAAGATTCGCGGTCGTCGCATGTCCGGGGAAATGTGCACATCACTTGGCAACGGCTTCACAAATTTGATGCTAGCGATGTTCGTTGCACATGAGAAGGGCGGATCTATTGTTGGCGTAGTCGAAGGTGATGATGGTCTGTTTGCATCCAATGTCGATCTTTCCAGCGAAGATTTTGTCACACTTGGATTTGATATCAAGATGGAGGCTCGCAACACAGTCTTGGAAAGTAAATTTTGTGGCCTAATGATGTCGCAGGATTTAATTTCATTGGCTGATCCTAGGAAAATCTTGGTCAATTTTGGTTGGTCTCACAGTCCACTAATTTGTGGCGGTACCAAGTTGAAGCTTAGGTTGCTTCGTGCAAAGGCATTGAGCCTTTGCTACGAACATCCTCAAAGTCCAGTTGTGGTTTCTCTTGCCGTTCGTATTATTGAGCTCACAAGCCACCTGACCCCGTATTATGACGGAGGATGGTGGGAGCGCAATCTTCATCGGGAAATGAACGAACGAATCGATGAAACCATGGGCCTGGTTCAGGCAGGCCCCAGTGAGTGTGCCCG